GATGCAGATCGTCCAAGTTAACAAGATCGAGCAGGACAATACTGCGATTGTGTTTGAAGTCATCCTGAGGGAATAACATGGCACGTATTATCAAGCTTGAGCAAATGGGCAAGTACGCAGAAGAGCAAGTCAGCGCGCTAGTTCGTGTAGCGACGCTTCAGGCTGAAACCAAACTAAAAGAGCGCACACCAGAAGACAATGGTGACTTGCGTCTGCGCTGGCAAATAACAGTAGAACCGTTCAAAGGTAGCGTTTTCAATAATTTGCCCTATGCAGCACCTGTTGTTGCAGGTACAAACTTCCCGCCATCATGGGGTGGACAATATCGAACTAGGCAAGGAGCTGAACCATTCCTAGACATCGTTGCGAAAGACGTTCAAACTTGGACTGAAGCACGAGCCGCCAAAATAGGACGCGAATCATGAGCCTGAATACCATCCGCTCGGCAATTGAGAATCGTATTGCAACTGAGTTTGCAGCAGCCCCTGCTTTACAGGTTGCCTATCAAAACGTCCCCTTCACTCCACCCAATAATGCAAGCTGGATTCAGGCTTTCATTTCATGGGGTGATTCCACTTACCTCACGATCCTGACCGAATCAGACCGTGGCACTTGCGACGGTTTTGATCGCCGCAACGGTGCTTTAACCTTTAATATCTACAGCCCACGCGGCGAAGGACCAGGTGCAGGGCTTACCATCGCCCAGCGTTGCATCGACCTGTTCTCACGTTTGCAGCTGCAAAATATAAAATTTGACCCTGCAAATGGTCCGCGCACCATCGAAGTGCCTGCGCCGGAAGGGTTTTACCAAACGCAGGTCGCCATAACTTTCGAGGCTTACGAGCAAAGCTAGACTTGATCTAGCCACTTACCGTTCAAAACATGGCTACCGTTCTGTCCGGTACGTCCGGCGCTCTTTACTACAAGCCTGCTGGCACCAAAGCCACGTTTGGCGAATCTGCTGTTACCGTCGCTGACGACGAAATCACCGTTGCTTCCTACCTGAATTTCAAGGTGGGTGATCCTGTGGTGTTCAGCGTTGTCAACACCGAAACCGGCGCAACCGGCACCGGGACTCTGCCTGCGGGTATTACCGCTGCCACCACTTATTACGTCATTGCCTACACCGCCGCTACTGGTGTGCTGCAGGTATCTGCTACTTCTGGTGGCTCTACCATCACCATTACGGATGATGGCACTGCCGTCACGCCTAACGCCTTCCAGGTGGAATATGCAGCGTATGCAGCTGTTGGCGATGTTCGCGAGTGGTCTTTTGAAATCACTCGTGAAGAGATCGACGTGACCACCATCGGTCAGTCGCTTGGACAGTATGCACCGTTCCGTCGGTATATCACCGGCTTTGCCGATGGCTCTGGCACCTGCATGGTTTATACCACGGATGACGACACCAATCTTGCTAACCGCATGATTCAGGACGTCATCCAACGGCAGCAGACTGGTGCTTCCTTCAAGCTGTATATTGACCGTATCTTGAGCAGCGGCAGCCCCGACGCCACTCTTAGCCGTAGCGTTGAGTTTGAGGCTGTGCTGACTTCCGCCAGCTTGACCGTCAACCCTGACGATGCTCAGTCGGTGGAAATCTCCTTCCGTCCTGCTGGTGCTCCTACTTTCGACTTCAGCAAGAGCTGATACTCTGAAACGGGAGATCTTTTGCCCCTGGGTTGCGCCGGGGGCTTTTTCATGCTTAAAGTAGAGCGAACTCCCTGATTTTTTTATGGCTGGGCAGCCAATGCGAGCATTAGACCGGCTGAAGAAAGCAGCAAATCTGACGCCGATCAAAAAATGCGTCAAACTTTCTGATGATTCCGAGTTTGAGTTTTACTGCACGCCGCTAACTATGGCAGAGCGTGAGCGTGCTCAGAAGAATGCCGGATCTGATGACGCGACTGCATTTGCGTTGCAGCTTCTGGTACAAAAAGCAAAAGATGAAAACGGTCAGCCCTTGTTTCGTGCCGGCGAAGTAGCCGAGCTTAAAAACGAGGTACGGGATGAAGACCTACAAACACTGATGGTGGCAGTGATTACGAACAATGCTGACGTAAGTGAGGAAGAAGCAAAAAACTGATTGGCGAGCTGAAGCGGGATTACGATCTGCTTTTGCTAGCTCGCATTGCCAGAGACCTTGGCTACACGTTGGCTGAGCTGTCTGCACGCATGACCCCGGAGGAGGTATATCTCTGGGGTTTAATTTATCAGCACGAATATCAAGAGCAAGAAAAGGCTATGAAAAAAGCGCGGCGGCGATAGACTGAGGCTATAGGTTGAGCCTGAGCCGTGGCAGTCGTCGCTAACGTCGCTATCAACGTTGACGCTGCTAATGCGATCAGGCAGCTTAAGACTGTTGACCAGGCTGCCAGTGGACTCAACAAGGGTTTTGCTGCTGCAAGTGTAGGAGCGAAGGGTCTTGGAGCTGCAATACAGTCAGCCCTTGGTCCCCTGTTGGCGGTTACAACCGCTGTCGCTGCATTAAAGCAAGGTTTTGAGTTGTTAGGTGAGAAGCAGGCGGACGTTGCAAACCTTGAAAGGGGATTGAACGGGCTAGTTGCTAACAGCCAAGAAGCCGCCAAGGTTTTGGTTGGTATCGCTGATGAGCTTGGCAAGCAGACGCTATTTAATGAGGAAGATTTTACGCAGGGCTTCAAGCTGCTGACCAGCTTCAGGTCTATTGCGACTGATAGCTATGAACGAGTGGCTCTCGCTGCAGCAGACGTTGCAACAGTGACAAATCAAGATGTTAACTCATCGCTGATGCAACTGGCTAAGGCATTGCAGGATCCTGAAAAAGGTTTAACTGCCTTGGCGCGATCTGGTACGCAATTTACAGAGCAACAAAAGGATCAGATTAAGGCTCTTGTCCAAAGTGGCGATCAACTAGGGGCGCAAAATTTGATCCTTAAAGAGATTGAAGCTCAATATGGCGGGGCAGCCAAAGCTGCTGGTTCTTCTGGTTTTGCTGGCGTAATGGATACGCTAGGCGAGGTCACGAGGGACTTATTGCGCGCATTCGCAGCAATCTTGGAAACCCCGTTAAAAGGATTTCTTGGGGTACTAGGAGCTGCAGTTGAGCGAGTCGCTGAAGGGTGGGAATGGCTGAACAGCGTCCTTAAGAGTCAGATTCTGCCAATATTACAGCCGTTAATTGATAAGGTTGCCGAGCTTACCGGCGGATTTGATGTGACGACAATCGCTGATCTATGGCAGGGTGGGTTAGTTATTGCAGTCAAACTTGTCGCAAAAGCATTGCAGCTAGTTGTTCCTGTTGCGGTCAAGATTCTTGATGTCCTAGCTGCTGTAGGTCGAAATCCTGTATTCCAGGCATTGATTGCACCGCTTAAGGCAGTGATCAATGGATTGCTTGGTGCCAGGACTGAAATCACGCAGTTTACTGAGGCAGGCAAGGGCTCCAGGGATGCGTTAAAAGCAACTGGCCAAGCAGCTGGAGAGCTTGCGCCAAAGATAGAAGACGCAAAGGACGCAGCAAAGCGTTTAAAGGAGGAGCAGCAAGCTGTAACCAAAGCAATTAACGATGCAACCACAGCAGCCGATGCATCAGCTGCTGTAATCAATGCAGTCGCAGATCAAAAGGTAAAAATTGAAAATGCATATCTCAACACTCAAAAAGAAATTAACAACGTGCTTTTGTCGCAAGCTGAACGACAGCTGCAAGGCGCCAAAACACAAGAGCAAAAAATTGCTGCCGCCAAAAATATCTACAAGCTTACAGTTAAACAAGCCAAGCTTGAGTACGACATCAATGTCGCTTCAATTCGTGCAGAAGTAACAAAAGCTAAGCTTGCGGTTCAAACTGCCGAGCAAAAAGTAAAGCAAGTTGAAGCAGTTGTCTTCCTAGCAAAAGCAGAAAACAAGGTAAAGGATGAGCATTACAAGGCTTTGAATGCCACAAAAGAAGCCCTTAATCTTACTGAGATTCAGGCGGGAACTGTTGCAGAAGTTGCATATCAGCAAGAACGTGCTGCAAA